TCCCGGCACGATCGTCATCACGTGCCCACCCGTTTGCCCAGGAGCTAATACTTGACCTTGTGTACCGCCGTAGCGGCCATGGAAATAAGTACTGACCATACTGCCGAACGGATGATTAGGCGCGTTGATATCGTTAGGATCTAATTTCTCACCCCACTTATGCCACGACGTAGCAATCGCTGAACCAGTAGGAGGTTTATAACCAGCAGACTTTACATAACCAGAAGCCACCATACCACATGCTGGACCCGACATACGATAACCACGTTGACTAAACAATTTCTGCAATCCAGCAACATCACCCGCGCGGCCTAAAATTTCTGCCTGACGCATCGTATCCGGATCTATCTTCTTACCGCCTTCATCATTCAAAGCAGCAGGACCACCGGGACTAGCTGCGGCGCTACCTCCGCCTCCACCTCCACCGGGTGCACTTACACCAGCACCGGGTACTCCAGCCGCACCAACTCCGCCACTAACTTGATCGTCCCACTTTTGAATAATGTCGCGCATATCCTGCAACGATTTATTTGAATCTTTTTTAGTAACAATAATTGAATTCTGATCAACCCCTGATTTAGCTGAAGCATCACCAACCCCAAGTTGCTTTTTCATCCAATCCCACGGACTGAAATTTTTATCCTTCTCATCTTCATTTTGCCGGCGAATAAATTCTTCAGGTCGTAACCGCCCACCTTGTCCGAAGTCACGCGTCTCTGCTTGTTTGTTAAACCAGTCAATAATATCTTTAGCTTCTTGAAACGTCTCCTTCAGTGTTGGAATAACACTATTGTCAAACCACGTTTTAAAATTATCTGCAAACTTGTGCGCCTTCTCGTTCAACCCCTCGAGACCTTCACTCCCCGTTAATTTAACGATACCTTCCAAAACAGTATTCGTTACAGAATTCCACACCCCATCAAAAATCGTACCTAGATTAACCATCGTCTTATGATACTTCGCAGCATCACCATCGAGCTCCTTCCAAGGCATTATCAAACCTTCCATGCCTTGCGCTTGCGCCTCCCACGCAGCTCTCGATATCCCTGTGACCGTTGGCAACCACGCTTTAAATCGTTCACCGCCTTTATTAAATTTCTCCTGAAGATAATTCATCGCCTCCTGCTGCTTACCGGCATTCATCAACTGGCGAACATTTTCCGCCATTGCCGGTTCACTAGCTTGCAGCGCCTTATAAAATGAAGACGTTTCTTGCAAGGCAAGAACGTCCTGTAACTTAGCTCCGATACTCCCGATCCCCTGCGCCGCTTCATTTGCATCGATACCAGCAGCAGAAAGCTGCACGCGCATTTTCTTCAAACCATCAGTAGAAAATCCAGTATTAATCGCAAAGTTTCTAGTATGTAATGCGCTAACCGCAAAGTGATCGAGCGCCTTGCCAACACCACCTATGACCAACGCAAGCTTAGCAACACCTCCAGCCGAACCAATGAGCCCGGATATGCCTGACTCCATTCCACGCAATGCACCTTGCGTGTGACGTTGAATTGTCTGACCAAACTTTTCAGTATGGTCAGTCATTTTCTTCATCGCGTTGCCAGCTTCGTTAAGGCTGACAATCTTAGTCTTAAAGTTATCTATCTCCTTTCCCATCTGGCCGAAGAAAGCCAACATGGCATCGGAATCAAAATCCATGTCAGGCATCGTCGTCCACCGGTCTTAGTACCTCTTCTAATTTAGTCGTCCACTTGACATGCCTAGCAATTTCAGAAAACGGCATATCCAGAAACTCGCGCGGATTACGTCCATAGTATTTCGCTAACCGATAACAATCCAGGATAAAGTTGCCCTCTACATCTCTGGAATAAAAAAACGGTGCGCCAGTGCCAAGGCTGCGTACCCCCAATCTTTTGGATGCATGGCCTTGATTGTAGAAGGTGGCACCCCAGCAAGCCGAGACATCATGGCAAACATTGCCCTTGTCTCGAAAGTCATCTTAGGCATTTCACCAGTCATGAAATCGATCATAACTGGCGTTCCACAAATCTCGATATCTCCAGCTGTGGGTTCACGAAAACGTAATTCCTGAACCTCTTCACCGTGCGCAATAACTTTCTTCCGCAGCGGTATTACAAGATCGGTGGAAGTAATTTCTGCCCCATTGACTTTCTTTGGCTCGTCCGTCTTGGGTGCTTGTGGTTCTGTCTCGTCTACCATTTATTGTATCTCATCGCAGCTGATGCCTTCCCACTTGACCCGAACGAGACCATCGCGGGCATTGATCGCAAGTGCCGAAACGCACCAGCCTTCTCTCAGCACATACGTTGCATTGTTGGCAAGTTCTGCCGTGATCGTAACATTGACTTGCGCCTCGAAAGCTTCGATCGACAAACCGGGTACCGTCGATACGTCACCTTCAATCGAAGGAACGCGCGGCAGCTCCGAGTAGCCATGAATGTAATCTTGTCCGGCTAGACCCGCGCGCTCGATTACCGAAGGCGTGATAGTAAAGTTACCACGCAACGGGTATTGATTGCCATCCACTTTCAGATAGGCAATTCCTGCTATTCGCTGAGCCATGTGATCTTCCTTTCTATGGCTTTGGAATTAGAAACGCTGCTAGAAAACCAACGATCACCAGCAGGATAAATATAGTAACCTGCTGGCGATCGGTCACTGTTAAGCCGCGACAACGGTATCCACACCGCGATCGTATTGCAATCTGAACTGCGCAAGGACTGCAAAGACCCTGAGCTGGTTCACAAGATCTGGCGGATACAAAACGTTAACACGATTGGGATCGTTAGGATCACGTTCCACAATCAGATTAGTTTTGAACGCTGCACCATTCTCGACCAGTCCATTGAACTCGTCGATGCGATACTGCGCGACTAATTCCGCTTTGATAATTTTCGGAGTGACAATCGCTTGTCCAACACCAAAACGGGTACCATCATCTGCGAGTTTATGTCTGGGGAATTTGCTGGTGATTGCCTGTCGCTGATTGCGCAGCAACTTAGCAAGCGTGGCCAACGTCGTTACCAGCTCGTACGCATCGTCACTATTGCCGTACAAGTTCTTCTGGTACGTCGTGTTCTCCCGCATGATCATCGGCACATCCACTGGCGTACGCTGCGTAGCAAGTCCAGCGTAAGCAAAGGCGTTGAGCTCCGACATAATGAACCGGGTATGGAATGGCGCTGGCAAACAACTTGCCAACGACAAGGTTTGTAGTGGTCGTGCTGGATCGTTGATCAATGCACGCGCGGCCTTAGCCGTATAAGCCGCTGCCCATTCGTAACTCGGTGTCGGTGCAGACGGTTCAATCGCCATCACTGACATCTGTGCACTGTTGCGTGTCTCACCGAACAAAAGCAGGTTCGTATAAGTCTCGCGCTTAGCATTGAACAAATGCCCATAATGCTGCCGCATCCATCCCCAGCGACCGGTATCGGAAAATCCGAACTCAGTTTCCCATGCCAGCATAGAAGTCGAGTCCGTGTACGGCATACAAACGTAATCGATTTCCGTTTCACCGAGTGCACTGATAGCATTCGTAAACACTGGCACACCCGTACCACCGGTAAACGCGGTATACGTCAACGTCAATCCAATTGGCAATTGCTCTCCGCCGATCGTACCATAGTAACTATCCGACATCTGGATTTCGTCACCTAGCGTACCTTTAAACTTTGCCGTAAGTGTAACGACCCCCGCTGCAGCGATTGCTGTGACCGGCAAATTAGGATTAGCCATGATCGCCGTTTCAATAGCCGTGGCGACGATATCAACCGTATCCGTTGCTCCTACGTAGACCGGCACAGTTTGACCAGCGATGTAAAGATTGATCGTACCAGCTTGTGTCGGTGCAGTCGCAACAGTAATTGTACCTGTTGCTGCTGCTCCTGTTGGATCTGCAACAGGCAACCCCCATACTTCATTTGCCCAATTGTTCGCAAAGAACACTCTAAACATGTTTGCCAACATCGAACCTGCACCGAAGAAATGATCTGCGTCAGCTTGTGACGGGACCGCGATCGGTACATCAGGTGGCACGGTACCAGTCGAGAGCATAGAACCAACCAGCAATGACCGTCCAGGTGTCGCACCTAAGCCAGCCATCGAAGGATCTAATTCGACCCAGTACAAAGGCATCCGCCAATTGGCTGGGATATTATTAAACGAGATAGGCATGATGCCTCTCCTTTGGGTTAAGTAATTTATTCAGCCTTGCGCACGAACTTTGCCTTTTCGTGTTTTTCTTCTTTATGCTCTGCCTCTACTTTTGTTATATCGCCATCCGCGATACGACGATGAGTAAACGTATCGTCTGGCCAATCTACTGAACCTTGCGCGCGAAACTTGCCAGCCTTCGGATGTGCGAGCACCCGCCGCACGTCTTCATTCTTTGGATTTACTTGCATCTTCTTTCTCCTTCTCTGTAGGCAACAACCAATCCGCAACAACTTGTTGAACTTGTGTGGTATCGTTATTCGCTGGATCTGGATAATTCGTAGTGAAGTGCACGTGACTCAACACGTTATCCACAACCGGCGGGAAGTCAATCACGCCGAGATCGCACAATAATGTAAACCGACTTTCCGCAACCGGGATCGCATTATCTGCACCAGCTGAACCGAATTGGTGTGTGCGATTGCCGCGCGTATACCCCTGGATCTTTGCCTTAGGATTTAAGTACAACGTAGGATCAGTGAACAGCCGGTCCATCACCAGCGTCCAACCTTGATCTAACGTTAGCTCGGCTACAGCTGCATCATTGTTCTGCACAACGATGGAAAAGCCGTAGAGCGCAGACGAATGAAAGCGCGGCTCACCCGCGTTCGAGTCACCTTCTGGCAACAGATCTTCACTGATAAAATAAACCCCAAGAAACGGCACCAGCTCCGGTTGAATTTGCTCAGCCTTGTTGGTACCAAATTTAAACGTCGAGAAAAATGGCATCGTTTTTAAACGTGCCAGCATCTCGTCACGCACGATCATAGCATAACTACTTGCGGTCATGGCTTACTCTGCACGATGTGCCGTAGCGTTAACGTTGTTTCGCCACCGCCATTTGGCTGCGTATCGATCACCTCGAATTGACCTTCAGCGGGCAAGCCTCCGGCAGTCGGGATATCGACCAAGTCACCTTGCAGCGGCAACGTCGTAAATTCCGCTTCACGAATATCCAGGATCACGCGCGTTTCAGAAATGATCGAACCATCCAGCGCTGCCACCTCCATCGCTTCAATATCCAGGATACCACGCGCGACGTAAGGTTGGCCAGACGACTGACTTGCCTTTGGCGTAAACGTAACAGGACGCCCATACGTATCCTGGTTCTGCGCATAAACTTGTTCAGAGAAATTTACGACCATATTATTTATTCCTGAACATACGCTTGGCTGCTTTACGTCCCCGCAACCGTGCTTGCCTACGTAATCTGCGACGACGTAACGTCCTGCGGCCAGTCGTCTTGCCTTTATACTGCAGCTGCGTTGCGATATATGGCAAGCGACCCGGTACCCATTTACCCGCAACGTCGCGCGGCTGCGATCGCCAATCATGCCGCCAATGGTTATCCAACCAATCGTTGCGCGACGTTGCCCAATTGCTGCGACCCCATGCAGTCTTGGCGCGCCAGTTACCGCGCTGTTTTTTACCTAAGAATTCTTTCCGCAAGCCGCTTAAGAAATTGCTATCGACCCGCAATTCCCTCGGCATCAAATCGCTTATCGATAACGGCTTCGGTAACAAGTCAGAAAGATTAAGCGTCTTCGGCATCAAGATATTTGCCGCACCGCCTAGATTAAGTGGACCGAAACTTATTTGTTGTAAGA